TGACGTAAATGCGACCGGTCGCGTCCCCTAATCAGTCGTCTCGCAGTTCCATAAAATCCGCCATGATACAAATTGCCGTCATAATCCCCATGCGTCTATGTCGTTTTACATCAACACTGCACAAGACCCAATCAAATCGTCAAACTACCCACACACACATCATCAACCATGTTCGCACTACATCAATCTATGTCATACATGACGGAGATTCTTTGCATTTCATTATTTCACACAACCCCCTAAGGGGGGAGTCTTGCCCACCTGTTTCATCTTCCACAATTTCAACCTCATGCTTTTTTAGAAATGCATAACAGTCATCCAATGTACGGAACATCCCAGTAACAGTATTTCTTCCAATTGTTCTACATGCAGAGTATATGTCATTACCAAAATAATAAATCCGAAATCCCTTGGTCTGTGGCTGATACATATTTCTTAGCGGTTCTCCAAACAGTCTCATCTATCTTATCTTTAAGAAATATCTTAAGGTTGCCTAAACGCCCCGGATACGGTATACCAAATGCCCAGGAACTACCCTAAAGAAAGAAAAGCTTGTACGTTTCTTACAGAGGAAGCCAAAGAAGAACTAAGAAAGATAGGGTATAATCGAGCAGGGGTAACGTACCCAATGCTTGCTACCCGATATGGGGTTACTACTACAACGGTTGGGAGCTTTCTTCGGAAGTTGAAAACCAGTGCAGAGTCTCAAGAGGATCAGGAATAATCTCTACAGCATGCTTTTCTAGAAACGTGTAGCAGTCTTCTATAGTAAAGAATCTTCTTGTAATTGTATTATTTTTTATGACACGTTGGGCGTTATACCTACCCTGGCCTAAGTCATAGATAGCAAACCCACGACGTGGAGGAGTATAGATGTTCTTTACATAAGGTCTTGAACGAGTTATAGAAGGTTTCATACAAAGTATTTATTTGAGCGGTTTAGCCCCCAGAATAAATACTTCGAACGCCTTTTTACAAAAATTGATAGTTTCCCTGACAAATATATGCCCCCAGTAGAATGTTCACCATGCCCGACAATTATAACAAAATGAAGGCCAATGGCGAAGAGAAAAGTAAGACCACCATCGCGATGTACAAGACACATCTCAACAAGATTGCAAAGGCCACAGGGTTTACTACTGTTGAAGAGTTCGTAAAGAATACCGCAAAGGTCAATAAGGCCATCTCTGAATTATGCCCAAAGGGCGACGAGTCAGATGTCATGCACCGTAGTAAAAAGAGAGTCTATTACTCCGCCATCTTTATGGTACTCCCTCCTGACGTATTGGCTAAGAAGAATGCTTTCTACTTAGCCAACAAGAAGTTACAGGATGCGCCCCCAGCGGATTTCAAAAAGAATGAGTAAGGCCACCCCATTGCCCTCTTCAAAGAGCACCTAAAAAATTGACGGCGCTCCCGCCCCCTGAGCTAAGTCCCATCATGTCCGGCTGTGGATATCAAGCACATAAGAAAGTGTGTGAATGTGGAGGATTTACTTCCACAACCCCCTGTTTTCAAAAGCAACATGAGTCTACACAAAAACACAAAAGGTGGGTGACAGAAAAGGTGGGTGGCGTTGTCACTGCGATTGTTACTGTTGATCATCGCAAGAGGTTGCCTGAGATTTATGATTGTCCCTGTGGAGCCGAGAGTTTCAGCAAACACCATCATATAAAAACTGTGCTACATCAATATTACATTACACACGGTGTCCAAAAACCGTTAAGTGCTATATATTGTTATGTCCATCGTCCTGGCACAACCAACCCACTTGACACATCTCAGTGCATCTTCTGTGGGGACTGGCATCACACAAAAAATCTCTTAGATGGGAAGAGTTGTAGAAAGTGCCTTTAGTCCCCCCTTGCCCTGGTTGAAGAGCGACCAAAAAAGTTGACGCGCCCCCCGCCCCCTGAGCTGAGTCCCATCATGTCCCGCACCCAGCATACAGAAGCCGAGTTGTTTGGCGATTCCCCCTCCACATGGCAGGCGTATACTTTCTTTAAAGTATTTTGCAAGGTCAACAAAGTAAAGATCCTGCCCCCTGAGGTATGGGTATGCGGTGTATGGCTACAGGACATTGACAAAGGTCTTGATGACACAGATCGCAAAGTTGTCGAAGAGATGCTCGATGAAATCGGTTGGGAGTCCTATACGAACGCCAATGGGCAACTGCGCCTAAGACAGCGGGTGGAGTAAGACTCCCCCTTGCCCTGGTTGAAGAGCGACCTAAAAAATTGACGCGCCCCCCGCCCCCTGAGCTGAGTCAGAAGGAAAGATGTCTAACACTACAAAGCCTACTTGGGAGCAGATGAATGCAGAGATTTTGAAGAAGTTGGAAGCAGAGGGATACACGCATTACAAGGGTCGTGCAGAGTGCTTTAATGATGTGATTAGTGCGTTCCACATCATCAACGAATACAATCGCAAGAACCATGGGAGCAACATTATTCGGCTCATATCACCGACCATCACGGGTTCAGCAATGATGGACGCTGACTTTGACTTCTGGACGGCAACACCAATCCGCACATTACAGAAACTATGGAATGATAAGGGGCAAGACCTCCATCGCATTATTCAGACCATCAAGCCGATAGATAAATACACGGGTAAGATTGATAATACAATGTGGAAAGAGTTGGAGTGAGACTCCCTGGCCTTAGCCCCGGAATCGCCAGTTTAGAAGTAGGTCTGGTAATCCTTTTTTTGTTTTTGAAGTGCAAGCCCCAGGATACCGGGCGACAAGAGCATCCACGCAACGTTGCATAATCCCAGTGCGTTCAGGATTCATACCAAGTCCCCCTAAGTTCCCAAAGTACTTTGTTTTCACTCCCGCCCCACTGTACCTATACATTCTTTTGTATCGTAAAAAGTAAAGGATGCTCATTTCATAGTCATGCTTTTGTTCTTGAGTAAGAACAATGTCATGGTGATTCCTTTTGATGTAAAAAGAGCCAATGATGAATGCTAAGTGTGTCGTTGTATCATAACTAAAGAGCCGTTTGTCATCATTAGGCCGGATACCAAAGAGTCCCCCCTGGCGCTCTTTAAGAAGTGTGCATCCGTAGGTGACTAACTCTTTGAAGTCTCTACACACAATACGCTCTATGTCATCGTCCATACACAGAATGACCTCATCCTCGTCAAAGAAACGCGTTATAAAGTTACGCTGATTGACCAAGCCCGGCTCTCCTACAATGATATGTCCATACATGTAAAAGTGCACAGTATTCTCGTAAATCTCTTTCTCCTCTTCGGATGCAACAAAGAGATAGATAAGAGGAGGGGGGTAGCCCTCGTCATTGAGATACTTAAGAGTCTTCTTTACAATTGTGGCGTGTCGCTGGTACGTCGGTATTGCTACGCGTGGAAGCATCTACCCGAACAGAAGAAATAGTGTTAGATTACAAAAGTTGATTTTCTTACCCGGAATATATGGATGTCCAAGTTCTTGATGCAGTCCCTGAGTCAGAGTTCAAACACATGTTGGAGTATCTTGCAGAACACCCAGTGCCTAACACCAAGTACAGAGTCAAAGTTGGAGAGGGAAGGTCGGCTACTTACGGAATTGTGGGAAGGAGATGCCTTTCTCCTGACATTTCTCGTCATACTTGTTTGCATGTGGAGTTCTTTGCTATGCTATTGGATTTTGCAAAGAAGTATGTTCCCATTAGCTTTACATCTATTCAAGTTAATCAGTCTTACAATTGCAAGCCTCATTACGATATCCATAATGAAGGTGTCAGTTGCATTGTCGCGTTTGGACAGTATGAGGGAGGGAGACTACTGATTAAAGATAAGTCATATAACATCCAGTATCAACCTCTTCTTTTTGATGGGTCAAAGCTATTGCATAGCACAACTCCTTTCGAAGGAACAAGGATAAGCATAGTGTATCATACCATCGCTCCGTCAAAGAGATTCCCGATGATTCAAAAGCTGAGTGAGTATGAATGCATTGTGGATGGGGGCGTTCATAAAATAAGGCACATCCCTTCCGGCATATTGTTTCACAAAGGAAAGACACCTGAACATTACCTGAAAAAGAAACGAGATAATTAGGTGGGTTTATAATGAGCAAAGGAAACTACTCTTTTATAAGAATGGATCCGAAGGAAAAGTTTGAATCACATGTCAGCAAGCAAGACTCCGGTTGTTGGTTTTGGGTAGGTGCAAAATCTATTACTGGGTATGGAGTTTGTTTGTATGATAGAAAAACCCAATTAGCTCACAGGGTTGCATACAAATTGTATCGCAGTAAGGATATAGACCCTTGTCTTTTAGTATGTCATTCCTGCCAAAACAAACACTGTGTTGCACCTGAACATCTGAGTCTCGGGACACGAGAGAAGAACAATGGCTCCGATAAAAAAAGAGATGGGACAGATTGCGGAGGAGAGAAGTGTCATTTTGCAAAACTGACGTGGGATTCTGTAAGAGATATTCGGCGGCTGGTTGAATTGGGAGAGAAGAGAAATAGTATCGCAGACAAATATAAAGTCAACCTCTCTACCATCTCTAGTATTATTAAAAAGAAGACTTGGAAAGAATAATATTTCTATATAGTAAATGCCATCACTCGCCGACATGCAGATCATGGCTCAGTCGGCCTATACGGGTAAGACAAGGAAACAGGTCGGCTCTTTTGAGTTATTCTACGCCACGCCCACGCTCAAGTTCTACAAGGACGACAAAACCATCATTGTGTCTATCAGAGGCACTCAAGATCAGAGGGACTTTTCCTCCTGGCCTAATGTAGCCTTTGGAACGTTGAATAACTCCGCACGATTCCAGGCAGATTTGCAAACATTAACAGAAGTTCAGAAATCGTATCCGTCCCCAGAATATTATTACGTCGGCGTAGGTCATTCTTTAGGTGCAGCGATAATGGATCGGTTTATTGCGATGGGTCTGATAAAGACTGGTCTTTCTTACAATGGCGCTGTAGAGCCACAGTTTGTAAAGCAGAATCCTCTGCACAGGCGAATCTATAATGCCGCCGATCCGTTATATAACATTGTAGGACGTTTCATCCCTGGTGTAGAAGTTCGTCCCATTTCTCTGGTCACAGGCATTCGTGGCCTTTTCAGTAGTCTATACGCGTCTTACAAAGCACACATGCTCAGCAACTTCAAAGGCGGCAAGTTGCCGGAGCAGTATACAGAAGGTCTAACACCAGCACAAAAAAAAGAACAGATTGCTCTTATTAAACAGTCACAAGAAGAGTATGCGAAAGGAAACGTTGAAGACCGTCCCAGAGTATCCGAGAAGCCAACCAGACGGTCAAAGCATGTAGTACAGTTTGAAAAAAAATATGGATTTCCAATCACAGACACAGAGAAGGTAAAGACAATATTTCCAGATACAGATATTGATAAGATTCTTTCCAAAGGCGCAGGTGCATACGGCTCGTCTGGCTCACGTCCCAATGTTTCTGTGGCTCAGTGGGCCTATGCCCGTCTTGCTTCTGTGCTGACTGGTGGACCCTCTCTACGCATAGACAAAGACTTGGTAGGTCCCGTGTCCCTGGAAAAGATAAAAGGCTGATGACTCCCTCTGACCCCAATCTCTGTGACGTAAAACGCCATATAGATTGTGATTTTATGATTCTTAATAGGTCATACCCTTTTACGCAATCGGATTTGTATAATAAACTCCAAAGATATTTGTAGAGGCTGCCTGAAGAACAACGGTATTTCCTGGAGAACTTGCAACAAAGATCTGATCTATCTGAAAATGAGTCATTTCTTTGAATCCAGATGCTCGGATTGCTGTCAAATCTACTATGAACTTTCCAAATGTTGAGGAGTATGGAGTTGTAGCGCTGCTGCGGTTGTAAGCGACATTTGTGTATGAGACTGCGCTAGTCGTCAATGGAAAAAGAACATTATTAACACCGTCATACAAAGAGAGGATTGTGTTGCCCGTATCAGTGTTTATTCCTGAGAGTAGAAAAGTAATGGAAAAAGACAGTTCAAAAGATCCTGTTGCATAAGGCAGACCCGTAGAAATGGAAGTTGCCCAATCCGTAGCAGGTGTCTGAGTCACTGCAATGCGCCCACTTGTTACTGTGCTAGTTAATTGAGACGGCACCATTACAGGAGCCATGGTGCCGATCTGAGATATACTCGGATGCGTAGTAGAAAGAGTAACGGCACCTGCAGTATTATTTACAGTTATGCTGTTGGAACCTGCTAGAGTAATAAGACCATCATTATTAAGATTGGGTGTTTGTGCAGTTGATGTGTTTATTATACCCGTTCCAGTAATCACAGAAAGCAGACCAGTATTTGTAACTAAAGGTGTAGCGCCTGGTCCTACAGTTAGGCCAGGCAATGGTGATGTCAGAGTACCCACTCCAGTGTACGAAATCGTCTTGTCAAAAGGAGTTGCACCATCTGCTATAACTATATTGCCTTGACCCGCAATGCTTCTGACACCGGTGTTGAAAAGATCAGTGATAGCCAAAGGGCTTAATTGTGTTCCAATACCAGGGCCAGCAGTTACTCCCAGAATCCCAGTTGTCTCAAGGATGAAAGCATTTGCTGTGCCAAGGTTGTTAAGATTAGCAGATAATGTTGGTGTAATAACGCCGAGATTGGCTATAGTAATATATGTTGTCCCAGATTTACCGATAAAAGCGTCTGTGTCAATCTCTTGCACGCCACCCGCACCCTGACCAAACTTAAACCAGTCTGTGGGATTTAGTGAAGGGTCTCCGCCTCCTGAGATGACTGACGTTGGTGAAATCTGGATGTAAGATGCAAAGTCAGTTGGCGAAAGAACAAGGTCATTCCGAAAGTAGTCATCTGTTGGAGACCACGTGCCCTGGTAGTTCATCATTTGGGGAAGAGCATTAAATCTCTTAAAAGGCGTGTCCAGATCTTGAATCCCAAAAGACATCTAATACACGCGAGTAGAAAAAATGATTGGCTTTGTCTTTTCCTTGGGTAGTAAGAATGCCCAGGGAACAACGGAAAAATAATATGACAGATGCTGAGATGGTTGCTTGGCTAGAAACTAAATACACTCTCAACGAGAATGGATGCTGGATCTGGAATGGAGCAAAGACTAAGAGTGGCTATGGGCAAGTTAAATGTAAAGTAACTACACGAGTCCACCGAGCCTATTGGCTCTTGTCGGGAAGAACTATTCCAGAAGGTCTTGTTATGTGCCATGGACAAAATTGTTCAAAGGCTTGTTTCAATCCAGAACATATGAAGCCGGGCACTGCGGTTGAGAACCAGGCTGACAGAATCAGAGATGGTACAGATACTAGAGGTGAGAAGAACCCCGCAGCAAAACTAACTGAGGTTCAAGTCTTAGCGATCAGAGCAAATGTAGAGAACAAAACTCAAAAAGAACTTGCTAAAGAGTTCGGGGTTTATCAGGGAATAATTTCAGCGATTATCAATAGACAAACCTGGAAACATATCTGATTTATTGAAGTCCGAGAGGCAAGTACTCTGCAGAATACAAATTTGGCAAACTCGTAATCAATAACTCACCATTTGTAGCATTGACTATCTGAAGACCGGTCAGAACTCTGAAGCCAGCAGTTCTTGCGTCGGCAATGTCCATGTAGACCTTCCCAAGGCCGGAGTTGATAGGATAAGCGGTGCCCACTGAGAGTAGCGTCTCATTCAGAATTGTAGGAGAGGTGTAAGTAATTGCGTTTATGCCGTCAATAAAACGAAGAGACACATTGTTCTGTATAACTAATGGGCCGCCAGAAGCCACAAATCGCATAATGATCGGAGTTAAATCAAACAAAAACACACCTGCAGCGTCAGGTGCACCGGAAAACAGATAATCTCTGACGATATTTGGAGATGCCGGAACCACTACGTCAAAGCCGAGATCTGTCCCAGGAAGAGCAGGAGCAAACGCTTGCAAAACATTAGCAGCAAATGCTCTTGTTAAAACAGGAGCACTTGTTCTGATTGTTCTGTTTTGGACGGTTCCAGCAACAATTATGGAAGAGTCTGCCGCAGCAATTGTCAAAACACCAGTATTAGCAATAGTGGGATTAACGCCACCCGTGGAAGACAAGCCAGCACCAACAGCAAGAGAAACTACACCAGTATTTGTGATTTGTCTGTTCTGTACTGTACCCGCTAAACCAATGCCGACACCGGCTGTAATATCTGCTAAGCCATTTGCAGACAAAATAACAGCGCCCGTTGGTGCAGACACAGTAATAGATGCATCAAGGGGTGCAAGACTTCTCACGCCCGAGTTGGTAATAATGGGATTCTGAGGATTGGCGTTATTCACACTAATTCCAGACTGCCCAGTTATAGTATTAAGGGCAAGAGAGGTAATGACTGGATTATTTGGATCTGTGTTGTCAACGACAATGCTCACACCATCCCCAGTCAGAGTTCGCACACCGTTGTTCTCAATAATTGGAATCTGAGGATTTGTATTGTCCACGATAATGCCGGGGCCAGCAGCCACGCCAGTTATTCCCGTAGATAATGGAGACAGTTCTTCAAAGACTGGATTAAGGCTCGGATCTAGTCCACCAACTAAGGAGGTAGTCCCTGTTAAAATGTAAGAAGACCCGTTAATTGGCGAGATGACAACGTCATTGAGAAAGTAATCTTGTGTTGCAACCCAGGAACCCCTCCAGTTCATTGCGGTTGGAAGAACAGCAAGTCTTTGAAACGGAGTTTGAAGCCCAGTCACCGACATCTAATATGTATGATTTTTCTAAAGCATTCTTAATGCGTTTAAAAAATCAGTTTACTGCAGACGCTCCCAAGTTGCAGTGATCGCTGCGCCAGCGTTGAAGACCAGCACTGCAGCGGCAGCAATCGCCGTCTGAACACCTGTTAAAGTCAGAGTGGTTGCCCCTGCGGCGACCTGTACAATGAAACTTACCGTTGAACCAGAAGCAACATCGGCAAGAACATGCTGAGCAGGAGAAGCCGTGTGAGGTCCAGCGCCTCCAGAGCCAATCACAGACCAATTTACAACTTCATTATAATTAAATGCTGCGCCCCCCTTTGCTACAGAGTAAGAAAGGGTTACTCGCCATGTACTTGCAGCAGAACCCACTCCGCCGTAGGGCAGAGTCACTACTGCCAGACCAGCAGGAAGCACGAGAGGCCCAGCAACGCCGCCCGCATTTCCAGGGACAATGCCGGTAGTCTGAATAAAAGAGCCGTTGGGAAGAGCGCCTTGCCCCTGAGCGGCCTGCCAGCCATCTAAATACCCAAGATCAGTAGCAGGGTCATTCGCAGATACAATGCAGGTAGGCAGATCTAAGACACTTACAGGATCAAATGCCGTGTAGCAGTACATGCCAAAGTCTGTAGGACTTACTACCCAGTCGCCCTTGAAATACTGAGTAGTAGCGTCCCACGTGGGATCATTGGTAGTACCGTCAATAGGTCTCAGAGCAACGGAAGTTGGTAGCGCACCTTTCACTGCTAATGGGTTCTGGAGAGACTCGAGGGACATCCTATACACTTACTGTATATTTTTTTTCAGGCAATTTACATTAGGCGTTGGCTTAAACTCTTCCTATCCGGAGCCGCCATTCTAGCAGCCTCTTTCTTTTCAGAAGGGCGTGCTTGTGCATACATCATGCGGTTGGCCATTCTCATCATCTTGCCACCAACCATCCTTGCAAGGCCAGCAAGAGTGCCGGCAGGAGCCAGAGGAGCCGCAATGATATCCTGCTCGGACAGCACACCCTTGATGATTCTTGAAGAGCCACGGATAGATTCGAAGAAGCCTGAGTTCGCCGTAATCACGTAGATCTGGGGCAGCACACTGAACTCATAGGTATTCAGGACAGACAGATTAAACTGAAGAGTGAAGTTGCCCACAAGAGAAGGAGCCTGTCCTTCACTGAGTGTGATATCTACGCCGGGCTTCAAGACTAAGAAGCCGCCGACAGTTGAGGCAGTGCCACCCACCGCGCCCGTATTCACACGCCCACGACCAGACCAAGTGTTCCAGTCCATCTCCAGCCCATTGCGAACAGACATGGCGTACAACTGCTCAGCCGTATGGGAGGAGAGGAGACCCGCAAAGTTGTCAAAGTTGACAGAGAGGGGAGCCACAGACCGACCGCCATTGACACTGGAGAGCACAGGCAGATAGCCAGAGCCAAACTGAGGAAGAGTAGGATCATGAAGCAGATTTGCATCCGCCGGATCCCGTACTGCCTTCACATAGATTACCAGCAGATCGGGAATCTGGGGCAGAGTAATCGTCTGGCTGACTATCTGTGCAGATTGACCTGCAGGAATGGCGTTAGACACCTGTGTGATATACCTGGGGAACTCAAGATAGGGTACAGAACTCTTGGGAGGCAAAGGGATGCTCAGAGAAGGAGTTAGGAACTGGACATGCACCTGAGAATCGCTAAAGGGACCAGTAGCCACGCCAGTGTTGTAAGACACCGGAGGGCCAGTGTAGGTGCTGGGAAACGCAGCAGAAGTCCCCGTCATATAGACCTTGCTTGTAGTGCCCACAAATGAGTTACGCAGACGCATAGCCCTGTTAGGGTCACGCATGTTCATTACCAACTGAATGTTGTTAATCCCAAACAGACCAGTGTCCTCACCATGCTCATTAGCAAAGATGAAAGGGCTCAGACTGAGTTTCTCGCAGGTGCGGACACGCAAGAAGACAGAGTAGGAGCCATTCACTACGTTAGTAATAGGGGTCGCCGTAGAGACGGGCACACCGTTCACAACATCAATGGACTTGGTGTTAAAGGTGTAGCTGGCTAATGCAACACTAGGATTCAGAACATTACCAGCAGGATCAGTGAAGACCACATTAGCCCAAGCGCCGTTAGTAGGCTCAGCATAATCGTGGCCAGAGTTGGTGTAGCCGGAGATGGGGTCGTTCTGGGCATTCAGAGCAGAGCCATTGTCCAGATACTTGTCCATCATCGTAGGGCAAGTCCTCTGCACCCTGTTGCCACGGTAGTCAGTCAGGCGCATAATCTCAGACAGCACATCCTGGGTATTGATCGTTGTCGTGGTGTCGTTAATGGTTGCCGTAATGGTCGCGCAGAGGGCATTCAGAGGGAAAGCGGCGAGGGAACCGTCTACACCCAGTTCTAGCAGAGGCACGCCCACGGGGAACTGACCACCAGCAGAGTCATTCAACTGCACATCCACACGCAGATTCACCGTAGAAGACCAATCAAGGTCACGGGCGACATAGACGTTCTCAGAAGGGCAGTAGATGTTATAGCTGTGCTGACTCTGGCTCTGGGAAATGGCTGCAAAAGGGGAGTTCGTCAGAGAAAGAGAGCCCTTTTCCACTGCATAGGCGGGTTGCTGTTGCACTATGCGAGAATCATACACCGATAACTTGGCAATGTCAGAACTCATGGCGTCTTATACTAAGGCTAAATAAAATAAATCTGTTGGTATTCGCTTTGATCGGGAGTTGTTTTTCCGAAGCAATATGATGCGTCGGAAAATAATTCTCTGGACTCTTCTTTACGAGCGGTAATCAATCCTCCTGAACATAATCTTAATTGTACAGTCGCCCCCAGGTATCATAGTAAGCGGGAAAAGTTCGCCTGTAAGCCTGAATCTCCACCAGACTTGAATATCTATGTTACGAATCTCCTCGTGAGATGCAGTGAGCGACATCATTTTGTACTCTACCTCATCGCCGTAGAGTTGGAAAGACCTATAGCCTTGAGCGTTTTCAATTTGTTGATCAACAATGTAATCTGCTATGATAGGCTCAAAAGAACTCTGTGCCGGTACAGACTTTCCAGCAACGTTAGTTCTGTTCAGTTCCACAGGGGCAGCGGTAAATTCTTTTCTAATGGGGAGCATCGCAGATGTAAAAACAATATTCGCACACGGGCTCCAGATAGTATCAGTGCTCTTATAGTCCTGTTTAGCAATCCAATAGAGATTCTGCTTGCTGACAGGTAACAGGAACTGAGGATTATAGACGGGCGGAGGAGCAGTTGGTAGATTCTGCAACAGGGGATTGTTATTGAGCAGATTCTGAAAGTTTTGACTTGTAAAAAGTATCTCATTCCCATAGTAAAAGAACTGAGCGCCGTATGGAAACGTGAGCGCTTGAAGGGGCTGTAGTCCCGCAGTCAGTGGGAATGGAATGCCCCCACCATTCACAGCACCAAAGAAGGTGTTATTAAAATTAGTCAGAAGGCCAAAGAGTAAATCGTTGAAGAACAGCCGGAGATAGCACGGTGAGACCGGAGAGGCAGGATCGCCGGGGTTGTAAGGAGTTGCGACAAATGCAGGCAGCGCCGGTTGGGTTGCATAGGCCGAAGGGAGTTGCCCCGCCATATTGAAGCACCTAGTATCTCCGATGATAGAGAATAACCCAGCGTCCTCATCATAATACAGACTTGGCACATCTTGATCCAACAGAAAAGATTCAAGTGTCGGGTAAGGAGTTGGGGTCGCAGTGCCGAGAGCAGTCCATGTCGCTGTAAACTCGTTCCAGAGAGCATTCATCGCCTCTAACATTGTTGCGTTCACAAGAGAGACAAAGTGCTTATACGTATAGACCCAATAGTATCTAGTACTCAAGTCCTGCTTGACAATACCTGTAACGGGTGCGGTAGGTACAGGAGCGATAGTAGTATTTTGCGTCTCTGATACATAGATGAGGGGAGTGGAAGGGGGGGTAAGAGTCAGGATAGCCGTCTGTGCGACCCCCCCTATTGTGAAGTTCCATTCCCGTTGATATGCTATAGAGACGTAATAGATTGTCAGGTTAGGATCTATCTGTGGTCCTAAAAGGGGGTCATTTGTCTGAATCAAAGGAATAAACAGAGGTAGATTCTTACCAGGTCCATTCATGCCGAATCGAATAAGACTGAAATAATATTGACTAGCATCCTTAATAATAGGTGCATCTCGGGTCTCATTAAACTTTATTTGGGCATCTCCAATTGACGGTAAATATAGACTATTCGTCTTTGTGGCTGTTAATGTGCAGTTATAATAGACGAGGTCGGCATCTGAGCCTCCGTCAACTACACTCTTGAAACTATAGGCCATTCTAATGGATACTTATATTATTTTCCAAGTATTTGCGCTGTTTCTCTTACAACAAATTGGTCGGGGGAAAGCCCCGAAGACTTAATCATGGATCTGTATTTGCCTATAGGATACTTAGAATACATAAGGCGGACTACTACATGTCTCCCACAGGTCTGAACGTCGTCTTTTGATTTCTGTAAGGCTACTTTATTATAGATTACTCTACACCCTGAGTTCTCAAGAAGTCTTGTTAAAAGGGGTCTATCCATTCCTAGTTCTCGTTGCTCTTGTGCATCGGGCTTTTGTGTGTCGGGGTACTGACCATACGAGTCAAAGAACTCTATTTGTCGACCATCTCGGATCATAGCACACCAGTGACCTACATTAGGCCCATCCTGAGGAAAAAAGACAATTGCCCTTCCTTTTCTATCAAAAATCTGATTAATATCTGATACGTTTGCAAGGTCAGGGTATGTTGTAATTTTAGCATCCCCACCCAGAAGACCTTTGATGTCGGTATCCGATAAAGTGTAGGCCTCTGCTTTCTTTTCTGCGCCAGCAGTCATCATTCTAATATATGGTATATTAGAATGGACTCTACAGAGACGTCTATAATTGCAATTGTTGGTCTGACAATTTCTGTGTTTGGTTCTTTTTTAGCGGCGATCAATCACCGGCGTATACGAAGCAACTGTTGCGGAGCGCCTTTAGTGGTCTCTGTCGACGTGGAGAATACAACGCCTCCTCTTTCAATCAAGGTTCCACAGTATCAGAAAGAGGGTAATGCTACACCGGTCGCTGACAAAGACTTAGTTTAAAGACTAAACCTTTTTAAAACATCTTTTAAAGACGCCGCGATTGTCGGCTTGTTCCAAAGGATCCAGCGAGCCCAGAAGCCTGCTGTCTGCACCCCGGAGGCAGTCCAGTTCTCTCTCACTGCATGACGGGCAAGATAGGCAGCCTTCTTTTTTGGATCTTTAGAAGTTATAAAATCTTGGCTACCCTCATTTCCAAAATGAATAGTTCTTATCTTTCCATTGGCCTCTACAACAACCTTTAGTTTTTTCCCAGGTTTCCCTTCGGTCAGACTAATGAGTCTCATCTACTTCTACTATTAATTGGGAATCAACTGTATATGTTCTGAAACTGTGGTTGACGTGGTAGAAGGACCGTAAGAGAAACCTATGTCAAGAACCACATATCCCACAGCCTGACTAGATGCTGTACTCTGTGTTACGGTGATCCCTACTACTGGTTGATTTGCAAAAGAAGATGGCTGAGGTGATATTAAAGACCAACCTGCACTAACAACTCCGTTTACCATGGGTGCTACTCCTACTACAGGAACACCAGTTACAACAAAAAACAGACCATTAAAGTTAGTTCCGAATCCAGCAAAGACCACCGTTGCGTTAAGAGGGTAAACACCAGTGCTAGTCCATGTCTGAAAGTTGGTGCCGTTTGTCCAAGGGTTGAATGCTACCACACAGTTCTGAAGCGGGATATGATTAACGTCAGTGTAGATGTCATAGGGATCACGTAACCCAGAGACTTGAGCATCTGGAACACCTATTGCAGATGAGTTAGTAATACGAGGAGAGTCATTTGCATATAAGAGGTAGGTATATCCTGCAAAAAGATTAGTGCCTGTTGCTCCTGCTACTGCACCTACAGAATTACTGTATGCCCATCTAGTATTGAAGAAGCCGGAGGTTGGAGTATTTGTGTCATCAAAAGAATATAGATTGATTGCCAGATAGCCTGCTAAATACAAATTGACCGTTGGTCTGATCAAGACCCATGCGCTTTGAATTTGACTCTTGACGTACGGCAGAGGTGGAAGAACTGCTGGTGATATAACAATCCAGTATGTTGCGTTAGGAGGCTGTTGATTTATATTTGCCAAAATGCATTCATATAAGATACCACCTTGAAAAACTCTGTTCGTAGGAACATAGTTAGTGAGTGCCGACCATGGGCCAACACCAAAGCGGGGGTTATACTGATACCAGTTGAAGTATGCTGCAGAGCCAGATAGTTTTGAGAAGCCCCAGCCTCCAGGGACTACGCCGACCGTAGGGACGTTCACGGGAAATGAACCATCTGGGACTATAGCCGTAGGGACTTGATTATTTACTGGTTGAGAAGAAGATGCAGTAGTATAAGGCAGAGCAGGGAATGCATTGATTTTGTTAAGGAGACCATTAAGATCTACAACGCTGCCGAGTGTTATTGTAGAACCGGCAGTACCAACAGAAATCCCTGTTCCTGCTGCGAGTGTCAGATTACCAGTAAGAGTGTTAAGGCTTTCAACTCCTGCCACAGCACTTGAAGGAAAAGGGAACCAGTCTGTGGAAGGCTGAACAGAAGGATCTATATTGAGCGAGGACTGGACTCCACATGCGTACGCTACGCTAGCAGCCAAGACAACTTCGCCAAAGACAAACGTTGTTACAGCATTCCAATCCCCTGCAAAACGCAATGGAGTTGAAGGAAAACTCATCTATTATAGCATTACAAGATTGTTTCCCTTCTAATAAATCTACAGGGCTATGCTGGAGTCGCAACAACGGAAACTTCGGCTACATTTAATAAGAATATAGTGGTACTATCAGCAAATACTTTTAATTCTATAGTATGGTTTCCAACTGATTTATTAGTTCCCGTACATACGCAAGAACAATTTAAATAATGTCCGGTGCCCCCTCCAGATGCTGGAAATATTAGACCTACGCGAACCCCATCTATTGCTATAAAAGAAGAAAGATCGTGAATAGCAGGGGTATTCATTTCAAAACTCATTACAGCATTAATAGTCATATCGGCTGCAAACGTGGGAGTTACAACAAATGATATTATTGATTGAGCAGATAATTCGTTTATTGCAGTAATTACTGTTGCGGAGGCTGATGCCCCAAAAGATGCGAAAGGAGCGGGAACACTTAATTGAATGGCTTGACCAGATTCAGCGATTCCAACTGAACTATCAGGACTTGTCAAAGTCACAACATTTTGAAGAGTATTAAGACTAGTTACTGATGCTGGAGAAGTATTAGCAATCGTGATCGTATTGGCGACCGGAGTTAAACTAATTCCTGTTCCTGCCGCGAGTGTTAGGGCACCAGTAAGAGTGTTAAGACTTTCAACTCCCCCAGCACTTGAAGGAAAAGGGAACCAGTCCGTAGAAGGCTGAACAGAAGGATCTATATTGAGAGAGGACTGAACTCCACAGGCATAAGCGACTGCTGGCGTACCAGTCAAGACAACTTCGCCAAAGAAAAACGTTGTTACAGCATTCCAATCCCCTGCAAAACGCAATGGAGTAGAAGGGAAACTCATCTATTAGAGTATAATATATTCTAATAGTAGATGTCAAAGACTACCAAACAAACCGATCTGACAAAAGACTGGACAAAGCCAACTCTTAAGATGAATCTGGGTATTACAAAAAAGATTTTGGGAGTCAAAGGCGCATGTGATGCTGATAGAATTTGGCTTTGTGGATATATGCAGAACAAGGTCGCGGGAGAGTGTTTGCCTCCGTCCCTCTATAGTAATGAGGCATATAATGTTATGGCTCGTCTTTATGGTACTACTCTTGAGCATGAACTTGAAAGAATCAGAACGGATTGGAAATCACAGAATGGTCTTATGTATGCAACAGTTTCGCATAGTTTGCAGCCACCAGATACTGTGGAAAAGTCTTCTTGATGCAGATCCACCTTCCTAGTTTGCGCAAATCTCTAACATCATCTTTATCTAACCCAATATAGTTCTTAAGTAGGTAGTTGAGGGCATGAGCAGAGGTGCTCATGGGATATAAAACAAAGTGTGTCGCTTCCAAGAGCATCAACCTGCTCTTCTTGAAGTTTGTAAGGTAGTGTGAAAGAATAAGAATAGAAGTATTGGAGTGACGACCCATGATGGCCACGTCTTCAATAAAAGATAGTACGGCCTTTTCCTCTTTGCCGCCGAATGTATCCCAGTCATCGGCAATAACCATACAGTCTTTAAACTCTTCGAGAGTCGGAGGGGAGTCCACCAAACTCTGAACACTGATGCGTTTACAAGGCTTTTTCATCTTGTCCAGAGTCCCGGGATCGGCATCCAACTTAGAAATAAGATACACATGGCGATTGGGAAAGAGTTTCTGATAATATTCAGCAATGCCCTTTGCAATGTAAGATTTTCCAGAGCCGGAAGCCCCTGCAATGTAAAAAACATCTCGCTTCTTTGGATCACAAGAAGGCAAAAGTTCAAAATGCCCAGATTCTAAATTAATATCTTTTGAGGCTTTCTGGTCTGCGAGAATGCGGGAGTAGAGTTGCTTACCAATTGCAGTCTCGCCAATGAGTTGGTCTGGCTCTAATCCTTTATCACGTGCAGCCGAAAGCCTTACGATCATCTTCGTCCTTTCTCCGGGTTTCAAAGAAGCCAGTTCGGTCTTATACTTGTTTGCATCTATACTCTGTCCCTTTTTAGAAGATGCTGTTTCCTTCTCATGCAAATACAATATTTTTCCTGAATACTCACCATCTCTAACAAATGCTATTGGGGTAGCATCTGTTGCAGGCTCTAAAGATATCGAAGCCATCTATACAGATTTTAGTTTTTTTTCTGTTTCTTTATTCAAGATTGTTTGTAGGCTTGTTGATAATGACAGTAGAGCAGGTTTCAATCTCTTAGCGCTCATCTTTTTCATAGTCTCAAGAGCACCAAGAATGTTTGTTTCTACATCCAGAAACTCTTCAAGAGAATAGATATTCCCCATACGTGCTTTGATTTCATCTAAGTTCTCATGTACTGAAGCAATCGGCACATTAGGCTGTTCAAGAAGCAAAAGAATCGTCTCTAGGTTAGAAACTATATTATAGAGCCTTCCTAAATCAGAATTCAGTATCGGCACTAAAAACTCTAGTTCCGACGTGTTCTTAGTCACTTTAGCAAGGCTGAATGCTCGTTTAAGTGCTTTGAATGCATTTCTTTTGTCAAAATACACTATGTCCTCTTTTAAAGACTCTATAAGATTCTGACCAACTTTAGTGACTTGTTTCCCATTCAATTTCAGAGTATAAATCATACTTATTTCTGTAAATCTATCTGTGTCTTTGATTACATCTAGTTTGATTAAACCTCCTGAAGCAATAGCATCTTCTAAAGAAATTGTGATTCCTCTTATATTCTTAACCCCGGCTAAGACTTCCGATGGTTTCCAGCGTAAGATATGAAATCTGATCCCTTTCTTAGCCTCTACCAATGTCAAAGGGTCTTTGACTGCTCTTAACAATCTTTCTGCACCTTTGAACTCTGCTTCAGAAATGATACTCTTTTTAAGGGCAGATAGCTTCTTTAATGATTTTACTAAATCAAACTCGCCATGTAAGACATCCCACATAGTGACTTCCCCGATCTTGAAATCTGTTATAAAGATGCTAGGATCAGAGCCTATTCTTTTGATGACTTCTTTTAACGCCTCCGCTGCTTGGGCGTAAGAATCTATTTTCACAGTATTATCGGCATCAATATCTCCTGCGTATTGCTGGCTACGTACGGATGTAGAACCCACAATCTTAACATGTTTTAGATCTGTAATTGACATCTTTTTTAGCACATCTAAGACTTGTTCAGTATAGTTGCCTGGAAAATGTTTCTCACGTATCAGATCCATCTATTGTAGACATATTTTTAATATTTACTCTTAGTATAAATGGCGAGAGCGGCTCGATTTGCATTAGCCGATGCTCGTGCTATGGAACAACAAGGTATGCGCTCTCAACTTCATGGTGGCGCTTTCTATGGGGCGGGGATGACATTAAAAGAAGAGTCTGACTCTGAATGCGACTGCCCGGATTCCTCTTCTTGTGCCAGGCAGTGTGGCGGTAATCTTGCTGGTTTAGTGCGTGGGGTTGGAAGAGGGGTGAGTTCTGGTGTTGGAAGTGTTGCTAATGCAGGTGCTGCTGCCGCTGCTGCTGCGAGGACAACGGCTTTAGCAACAGCAAGGGCTGCTGCTGCGGCTCGTGGCGCTGCTACTGCTCCTTCTAATGCGCTGGTTGTTCTGGGATCTGCTGGTCGTCCTCTGGCAACGCCTAGGATGCCTGCTTCGTTTTACCAAGGACTAGCACGCCCTGCTACAGGCGCTGCAAGAGGTACTGGTACGACTGCTCAGAGGCTAACAGCCTTAGGTGTCACTCCGGCACGAGTTGCTCAGGCTCTCGCTGCAGGTGTTACAGTGGCAGGTCTACTGGCTTATTTTGAGGGAATGAAAACTCAACAGCCAGACTTTGGCAATTTTGATATTTTTCCTCCTCTTGGTCCTGGAACGACTGCTCCTCCTACCACTCCTCCTCCGCCTCCTGGTGGTACCAGTACTCCTCCCCCTCCTCCTCCGCCCGGCACAGGCACTGGCACAGGTGGCGTACCCGGTAAAGGCAGAGGCACAAAAGCGCAGCGTGCGCAACTGGCTGCATTTCTGCGATCAGGAAATCTTCCGGAACGTTATCTGGTTGGAACTATGGAAGACAAATTGGCTCTTGCATTAAGTGAAGGGCTCATTGGCGGTATGATGAAAGTAGGAGGCAAGACGATGAGGCCTCAGCAACGGCAAGCGATGAAGCCTACTGATGGCCGTATGGTTAGAGCACAAAAGGTCAAGGCGATTATGGCTAAACATGGTCTCAGTCTTCCTCAAGCCAGCAAATACCTTAAAGAGAATGGATCTGAATAAAAAAAAGTTTCTCTATCAGAATGCCAAAGAAAACAAACAAGACTAAGGTAACAAAAGAAGGTGGATTTCTGGGTGCATTGGCTGGTCTCGCGGCAAGAGGTGCTGCGAGCGTTGTAGGAAGAGTAGCAGGCACAGCAGCAACAAAAGCAGCAACAGCAGCAGCAACAAAAGCAGCAGCAGCAGCAGCAGCAAGGGCTGCGGCAGGTAAAGCAGGAGCAATTGTTCCTTATTCTGCTGCGGCTGCTCGATCTGCTCTTATTAACTCTGCGCAAACGGCTGCAGCAAACGCTGCGGCGACCGCAGCCAGTAAAGCAACTATTATTGGAAGACTGGGGGCATTAGGGGCAAAGTACATGCCGTATGCAACAGGGCTGGGAACCGTTGCAGGTATCGCTGTTCCTATTGGTCTTTCCATTTCTGATTCGCAAAAAAATGCTGCTTCTCTTGCTGCCCAAGATGCTGCGACTGCTGCGACAAATGCTGCAAACGCTGCTCAGGATGCTGCTACAAATGAGTTGACTAATCTTAATACACAGGCAGAAGAAAATGAAAAGATTGCTGCCGCGCAAAGAAAAGAAAATGAAAGACTTTTGGAAGAAGCGAAAAAAATGTTAGAAGAACAGCGAAAAAATGAGTCAGAAGCGCTCCAGAAGTTTTACGCGGAACAAGCGGCAGAACAGCAAAAAGCACTGCAAGAACTCTTGGAGTTAGGAAATTTACTGGCTCAGTCTTATGCTCCTCCTCCGCCACCGTATGTCCCGCCTCCTCCGCCACAAGTGACAGTTCCGCCTCCAAGAATTCCAGTTCCAAACCAGCCTCCGACCACACCTAGTGTACCAGCGCCAAAGCCCGTGCAACCCGTAATCCCGGTGGTACCTGTAGCGCCTCCTCCTCCGCCAGTGACAGTTCTTCCACCGAAGCCTGCAGGTAGAGGTAGAAGAGGAGGTAGTAAAAAAAGTGATTTGGAGGCGATACAGTTGATGTTGTCCATGGCTGAACTTGAAGGAGGTAAGAGTTCCGCTAAGAAAACAGGGGGCAAAAGGGGGGCTGTGTCGGTTGCGACAGGGAAAGGTAAGGTCGGTGTTGCTGGTTCTCCTCCTGCCGTTCAGGAGGCTAAGGAAGATATTGAGGTTGAGGAGGCACGCAAGGCAGCGGCGTTAGGTAAAGCTATGCGTATTCCTATGTCTGCATCGGAAGGCAAAAAAGTTGCACAGCAAGCCAAGGAAGCAATAAAGGAAGCCAAACGGCAAAAAGATGAGTTAGAGGTGCAAAAGATGATTTCTAAAATGAAACCTGTCGCGCCAAAGGCACAGATGATGGAAGAGAAAATGTATGATACCAACGATACAACAATTCTCCCCATCAAAGCAAAAGTAGTTCCTAAATCAGACGACAAAATACGTGACTTTAAGAGCAAGTACGGTTCAACATTACCAACAACCAAGAAAAAGGCAATTGTCATCAAAAAAGACGAATTAGAAACAGCACTTAGAATTGCAGGATTTAGTGAGACAAAAGCAAAAGAGGGAGCAGAACGTTATAGATATAGCGGAACATACGGGTTTCGTATACACAAAGCGCCCAAATCAGTTATTATTTCTGAAGAGAAAAGTGATTTTGAGAAGGAAATGGACGTGTTAGAAAGACAAATGGGCGAAGATATAAGAGCATCGCTGGGGGTATAACTATGTTCAAATTACCATTAAGAAATAAAATATTCCCCCCGGGTATACTTCCGTTCAAATGGAAGGCATCCGTTTTTTTCCGAGACATTCTTAATGCATCGGAAAAACAAGCCCCTGTCAATTTTTCTACTCGTATGTAGTAGATATAAATGCCGTATGCTCTTCAGAAGGTAGGTAGGAAATATCAAGTGATTACTGTAGAAACAGGGAAGACTCATTCCAAAGAAGGCATGAAAAAGAAAGATGCCGAGGCGCAACTACGAATTCTGAACGCAGCAGCAGAAGCTGAATTATCTGGAGGTAAGGGTCTTTTTACATCCTGTGGCATCAATGAAAAAGGTAAACAGGCTTTAAACGTAATGCAGTACGCTGACATCACCGGTATTTCTGCTTTGGTTAATTTTGTTGATGATCTTTCAAAGAGCGATTGCACTGCAAGAAGAGGCTATGTTCCACCGACAGAAGAAGAGGTTGCTGAGATACTCGCCAATGAGCGCTGGCGCTCTGGAAATAGGTTTGTACAGCAAGATATACTAAAGGAGTATGCTAATCAAAAAGCAGGGATCGGCAGAGTCTACACAGAAGACGAACTGCAGGCTGCTCAGAATACAGCAGAAGCGAATTTATTACGAGCAGAAGCAGCCGCAAAGCGTTACGATCTCCATCAGAAAATGTCAAGGACTTCATCTGAGTCTGATAGAAGTGTAGGAGCATTAAAAACAAGTCTAGAACAACAGATTGCTGCAAAAAGAGGTGCTGAAGCAGAAGCGACTGCAAAAGCCGCACAAGCACAGGCGCAGAAACAAGCATTTGCTATAGCCCGAGAGAAACAACAGGCACTGGCAGAAGTAAATACAGGATTTAGGACGAAAGCCATTCAGATAGCAAGAGAAGATTTCTTTGCCCAAGAACGGCTGGATGTACAAGCGCGAGAAGCGGCACTTGAAGCAGAACGACGTAGAAATGCGTTGAGAGCAAGTGTTGCACCTACTCCACAAAGCACCGCTCCGGCAATTGCAAGACCTACTGTAAGATTCAGACTACCTCCACCTGTTTTAATTCCTCGTCGTTAAAGGCATTTTATTTTTTATGTTCGGTATTAATAGAATGGCCGCAATAGCATCGATGAAGCCTGGCGGACAACGGGCTGCACAACTTACTTTCCCTCTGATTTTCAATGAAAATTTCACGGCGGGAAGAGCCTTCTTTCCTACAGCAGAAGAACAGCCTATCCAATTACTCTTGGGCGAGACGTTCCAGTCCGAATACCATGCTCAGAAAGCAGCCGATGCTCGGCAGTCTGTGTACGATGGTCTTGCGAATGACCGCCGCAAAGAAATGACACTTCTTACAAGCCATGCTAACTTTAGACTTCCTAAGCCTGTTCTTGGTCAGAGGAAGTTTGCTAATGCATCTCTCGGCGCTGCGGGGTCTTCTTCTGGTTCAGCAAGACAAGATGGGCCATTCGGTGCCCCGTTCCAAATGATTGAGAATGAAATGGTCGGCGGCGTTATGCGCACACAAGAAGGATTTGACTATTACACTAAGAATCTCCAGTCTCGCATTGAGCAATTAAACAAAATGAATACTCTCACAATGGGTGTTCCCGTAGAGCGTGGTGCTACCATCCAACCTCTGTCAGATTCCCGTTTTGAAGGCTCTCCAGACAAGATAGAGTTTTTTCTTCTTCTTCAGCAACTAATGGACTCTGTATCTGATGGCGATATTACTAGATTCACTCTTGACAATCTTAATAAGATGATAAAAACCATGTTTAGATTTGGTCCTACAGCAGACAAGGAAGATTTTGAGGACATGGTGCGAGCCATTGCTGAAATCAGAAATCAACTTCGCCAGGGTCTTGATCAGCCCTTAGGAGAAGTGCTGCCCGAGCAGGCAAACTATGAGATAACACTAGAGAACTATATGGAAAGCCTTGCTGGCTATGTAGATGAGATGTTTGCAAATATGAATCTATCGGAAAAGGATCGCAAAACTCTTTCTAAGAGTCTTGTCAAGACGTTACAGTTTGATAGATTACTTAAAATAGCTGGAAAAAAGCAGGTCAGAAAAGTTGTTGACTTCCTCAGAAGGCGTGATATAAGAGCCAATCAGGCGGCTGAAGATGCTGATGAAGATGATGACGCACCCGGCGGCAATGGTCGCTTTGACCAAGGTGGGGTCGCTCGTGAAGATGATGAGCAAGAAGGTGTTCAGCGTCAGGCTTTTGCAGATGCTGGACAGGGAGGCGATCCTAATCGTGAGGCCTATGGAGCAGAACGAGCCAGAGGAGCAAGAGAGCAACAGGAATTTGCTTTCTTTGGTCAGGAACCACAAGATGCAGATGAATTGCTAGCGGCTGCTCGTGAGATGGCTCCTCTTCAATTTGGTAACATGTTTCCTGCTCCTCCTGGTGGCGCTGCTGCCGCTGCTGCCGCCGCTGCCGCTCAAGTTCAACCCATTGCTTTGGCAGATAATCAAGCAGCAGTCCAGGTAGCCCAAGAGGAGCGCTGGGATGTGTCACAGGAGGCTCAACGGCCTGTCTATGCATTCATAATGGAAAACGGACTTGATGATGGCCAGGTAAGGCCTACAGTTAGCTCGGTTAGAGAGTCTCTAAATTATTTTCTTGAAGGTGCTGGAAGAGATGAGTTAATTGGATTTGCCCAAGAAATGCCTCCGGAAGTAGGTGGGCCATACAATCCCAGAGCAGGAACATCAGGGGCAACAATCATCAAAAATATTTTAGATAGAATGAAAGCAAAAGAGCCTACATTTAGATAAAATGTATCACAAATTCACCTTCTACTTTTGTCATCGTATAGACTCTAGGTTTTCGCCCTCTTTTTTTTGCAATAGGTTTGGGAGGCGAGGGGGGCGGGGGAGCAGGAGTCTGTGCAACAGTAGGGGTGTTAAAGGAAGTAGTAGGTAGCATTTCTACTATAATAGGTTATTATAGTAAAAAGTATACGCATTGGGGGGTGTAAAAAGGAAAAGGAAAGTGTAATTAGATGTACACAAGAACCGTCGAAGTTATCAAAGAGATTAGCCGTCATAATGTTCTCATAAAGATACCTCTGCTGTCTGTCAAAGATTTAACGGTTGACTCTTTGACTGTCGAGTCGTGGACAATGTCTCCATCAGAGTTGCATGTATTACTGAGCAGGAAAGAAGCACAGTGTCCCCTATTCGCTGCTTTAGAGAAGAAACAGCTCTGGAATGCGTATACATACCCCGGTGAGCTGAACAAGTTAAAATGAGGTATAAAAATATCCTGTAACTATCTTGTAGATGCAAGAAGAGTTAGATGATATGATTAATATCAGCACTGAGATGTTAGAGATATGTGATAGGATGACTGGGGAGGACAAAGATGCAATGGAAAGACTTATTTATACTCTATTTGCTATGCTTACTGCACTGAAAGATATGAGAATGTATGAGGATCAAGAAGCAGAGTCAGATGATCCAATGAATTAAGAAAATTGGTATTTCCAAAAAGGTTCCCCGGCAAACTGGAATGGCCGTGAAAAATAATTCTTAGGGGGGGGGGGGGGTAGTAGGACACCCCCCCCCCTATAAAAAAAATATTCTCCGGTCTAAAATAATTTCCCCAATACCTTTTAGAAAATGTCCAGATTTGCCGAGTACGCATCTTTCATGCAAAATAAGATGGTTGGATATACTGAATTGTTGACTAAGTTTAATGCCTTAAAAGAGAAAGAGTGTGCTATTATGACACAAACAGGCAGTAAGAAGGAAAAGAAGGAATCCCTACTACGATTGAAAGAGAAGAAGACTCTAACAAAAGCAGAGCAACTAGAGTTAGAGCATATTAATACAGAAGAAGATATAGAAACAAGCTATCGGAAAAATATTCGCACAATACAGCTCAAGAAACAACGAGCAGAGGATGAGGCTGAAAGAGTATTTTTAGCAGCAGTTGCAAATGCAGAAGCAATCAGAGATAAAAATAAATTAGCGGCGACTATTGACTATGAAAGAGTAGAAGAATATTATAATGGTGAAAAGAGTGCATCTCTCAATAAAGAAAATAAGACATATTCTAAGAAGAAAGCGTCACTTGAACTGCAACAAGAAGCAATAGAAGATGAAAGAAATATATCTATAAAGACTGCTACAGAAATAAGTATAGAGAAAGATAAACGAGATTTACTGACACAAATGAAAGCTATCATTGATATATTGCAAATATCAAGAAATCAAGCCCCTCTTATAGACCAAGAGAAACTTCCAGCTGTCCCAGTACTCCCTGAGACAATCGTATCACATTATGTTCCAGTACAACCCCCTCCCATACAACTCCCTCCTCCCATACAATCAGTATCAACGGAAACATACGAATATGATCCTGACACAAGTAGATTACGAGAAGAGTTTAGAATGAAACGCAGAGAACTTGAAAGAGCTGAGAGAGAACGTGAGAGAGAAGAGTCTGCAAGGAAACCTACAAAATACGGATTCATTCATGAGCTAGAAGGAAGACCTTATGTGAAACCTCGTTACAATCCACCAGCTCCAGATTGTGAGGAAACGGAACCTGTAACAGAGGATTTTACAAAGTTTAACTAATGAATTTTCAAAAAGGTCTCGGGATAAGTTGGTTGGCTATGAAAAAATATTTCTTATAGGGGGGGGGGGAGTAGAACACCCCCCCCCCCCTATATTCTTCTCTTCTTCGAGTCTACTCCATTTCCCCAGTTGCCTTTTGGAAAAAGTGATTTTTGTAGAAGTGAAACAAAGAGTCCGAATGTCTATCACAAGTATAAAGTTCTATTCAACGATGATCCCGTTGACACAGTACTTACTTTTACAGCAACACCTGATGGGATATCAGTATCTAGATTCGACCAAATAGTACGAGCAGGCGCTATCAATATACTAATCATGTGGGCAACTCTACATCAGGCAGATTGTATAACTGTTCAAATAGCGTCCTTTGAAGAAGACATCTTTCTCAAAAGGTATGAATTTGATACTATACGTAAGATGCATCGAGAACATAACAGTAAAGATGAAGAAAATGGGGACTTGACTTTACGCTCTACATGTGAGTCAGAGCATGCATGGTTCTTTATAACTTTATTTGAAGGGGTTTTTAAAAATATGTACAGAACATGTACCTTGTTAAAAAAGAGAGAGGCTATAGAAGGAAAAGATTGTCCTGTCCTTCTAACTCCATTGACTGACTCATGTGTATTATTGAAAAAGTGCAGTCATTACATATCACGAGAAGCCTGGGACAAATTAGCAGTTGAGGGTTCAACTAAGAAGTGTCCATTGTGTAGGGCAGAACATACCCCAGGTGAAATAGAGTAATTTTCAAAAAGGTCTTGGGATATTTTGGTTGGCTATGAAAAAATATTTCTTACAGGGGGGGGGGGGAGTAGAACACCCCCCCCCCCTATATTCTTTTCTTCTTCGAGTCTACTCCATTTTCCCAGTTGCCTTTTGGAAAGTCTATATTCCAAAAATTATTTTCTCTTTAAGAATATATGGAAGTCTCTTTGGAATTTGCATCATGGTGATTGTTTAGAGGTAATGAAAACTATTTCCGACAAGAGTATTGACTTGATTCTCTGTGACTTGCCGTATGGGTGTTTGACTGGAGGAGGAGGTAAAGAGAAAGCAAAAAGAACAGAAGCTAATCCAAATAATGCACTATCGGGGTGCGCCTGGGACATTCCTATTGACCTAGAAAAGTTCTGGAAAGAGGTGCGACGTATTCGCCGTAATGATCACAGTCCCTGCATACACTTCTGTACTACAAAGTTCGGATATGACCTAATCAAGTCAAATGAGAAAGAGTTTCGCTATGACTTGGTCTGGGATAAGAAGAGAGGTGTCTCTTTCCTTTCTGCAAATAAAATGCCGATGCGTAGTCATGAAATGATATATGTCTTTGCAAAGGCTGGGGCGTTCTATGAGCGGGTGGATATTAAAGGAGATTTCAAACAATCTTCTGGTGGTAGAGAAAAAATTACTAAATCATTCGCCCAGTATGGTATTGTAAAAGGTGCGAAGCCAGACAATGATGGAAAGCGATGTGTCCTATCTGTAATTCAGAACCAGACATCCCATGAGAAGGGCGGTCACCCAACAGAGAAGCCAACAGAGTTGTATCGATTCCTGATAGAAAGATATTGTCCCCCAGGGGGTACAGTGTTAGATCCAACTGCAGGGTCTGGTAACAGTGTCTTTACTGCCTATGACATGAATAGGTCAGCAATAGGTATAGAAAAAGATGATGTGTTTTATGAGAAGATGATGAAGAGATTGGAATAGTTGTTTTGTGTTAATATGCAACGTGATGCGATGAGTTGGGGATAGTCTTGATGTACTTAAGAACTTCTGCGCGGACTGTCTCTTTGAGATGGATGCGGACTGCACACCGATGTGTGACGGAGACAGTCCACTCGCCATCGTTCTTGATGTATTTTGCGTATGACTCTGACTCGTACATGATCTTGCCGTCTTTGCTCTTTTCCTCTTTGGGGGTCTTGTAAGATGCGACGACTTTGTGCCTCTTGTGGATTTCCATTGTCTGCAGTAAGAAGGTCTTAAGAGCAGTGTTGTCTGGCTCTGCAACAATGAGTGCCTCAAGAGCATCAATGCTCTTGTTGACCTGCTCATGCAGAGCAGTAAGGCACTCTCCTTTGAAACGGAGATTGGCCATTACAGACTTACAGGCCGTCTCATTCTTTGCACCCTTAAAGATGGGGTCATGCGATGACATTGGAACAACAGACATTCTCTCAGTGCGGGTGGGACTGTCTCAGGGGGCGGGTCGGGCTGTCAATTTTTTTTGGGTGCTCTTTTGTGCTCTTCAACGTCATGATACAGTCATAGAATTAGTAATAGAGAGTGTTGAAATGTGCCTCTCCCAGAAAGCCAGGAACAAGATTACCTCCTTCTGCATCATAAAGAATTGCTAAAACGCCCTTAATACCAGCGTCATTATAAACCTCTTTGATAAACTTCTTGTTCTTATTGATGTAGGTAAGCAGAGCTTTCCAGTTATTGTAGTCTTCAACGTCGCTCTTGTGGGGCTTAATATCTACATACTCAGACATCAGAACTGCGAAAGATGGCTGTGTCTTATTCATGATTGGGACTGTCTCAGGGGTGGATCGGGCTGTCAATTTTTTGAGAATCTCCGTCATGTATGACATAGATTGATGTAGTTTAACATGGTTGATGATGTGTGTGTGGGTAGTTTGACGATTTGATTGGGTCTTGTGCAGTGTTGATGTAAAACGACATAGACGCATGGGGATTATGACGGCAATTTGTATC